GAGCCGAGGATCGAGCGCACATCCGCGAGCAGGTCCCGATAGGCCTGCACCGCCGGATAGGTGCTGGCGCCCGAGCGGATCGACGTCAGCCCCGGCATCTCGGTGCCGATCAGGAAGGCGTCCACCCCGCCCGCCGCCGCGCAGAGATGGGCGTAGTGCAGCACCATGCGGCGAAGACCCCAGTCTCCGGAGGGCCCTGTCCAGGAGATCGTCTCGCCGGAGATGGCAAAGTCGGACGGGCTGGCGCCGCCGAAGAAGGCCGCGACCTGGCTTGCGGCTGTGGCGGTCTTGTCGACGCTGCCGGCGTAGCCTGCCGCGGGCGAACAGGTGATCCGGCCCCGCCAAGGAAACGCGGGCTGGCCTGTCTCGGCGGCGTTGTCGCTGTAGGGGTTCGGGAGCGTGTTGCCGAGCGGCACGTCCATCAGGATGAACGGATAGAAGGTGACGCGCAGCCCGCGGGCCTTCATCTCCTTGATCGCCTGCACCACGGCGAAATCGGCTGGCGTGCCGCCGTAGACGGGTCGGTCCTGGTCATCACGGCTGACGAGATGGGCGGCAGCCCGGCTCACGCCGTTCACGCTCCATGTTTGCGGGCTCGTGGTCTTTTCCGAGACCTCTACGCCGGGTCGGATGGTGCAGTCGCCCACGCGCAGGTCGTTGCCGAACCAGGCGACGACGAGGCTGACGCTCTCCACCTTCGGCGCCATCGCCTGCAGCCGGTCGAGCGCCACCACCATGTCTGCGGTGTCCGAGAGCGCGTTCAGGTTCTCAGGGATCTGCGCCCCGCCGCTGCCCTTGCGGATGCCGGTCGTCGCGTAGGTGAACTCGCCTGAGGCCGGGATCATCGTGACAGCGCGGGTCAGCCCCTCGGCGGTGTCGGGATCGGCGAGTGGGCGGAAGACCTCGAACGAGAGCTGCGGCAGGCGGTTGCCGTAGTTGCCGAGCGGCAGTTCCTCGAAGACCACATAGGCGGTGCCGCGATAGGCGGGCGTGCTCAAAGCGCCCATCTTCGCCGCGATGAAGGGATCGGCAGTCTGCACCTCGTCGCCCGGATACCAGCGCCAGGTGACCCCGGAGAGGTCCATCGGCTTGCCGTCGGCCCAGATGCGGCCGATGCCGGTGATCGGACCCTCGCAGAGCGCGACCGCGAAGCTCGCATAGTAGAGATATTCCGTGGTCCTGACCTTGCCGCCGCCCCCGCCGCCCTTGCCGCCACCCTGCGTGGTGGTCTTCGTCTCCTCGCGGAAATCCGTCGCCCAGATGATGTTGCCGCCCATCCGCATGCGCCCGTAGAGCCGCGGGATGACCGCGCCTTCGGTGGCCGAGGTGATGCGCAGCGTGTCGAGCCGCGCGCCTTCGAGGCGCTGCGTCGGCGCCAGCGACGAAATGATCCAGCTGTCGACCGCTGAGCCGATGGTCGAGCCGACGAAGCCGCCGATCGTGACGGCGGACAGCCCAAGGATGCTGCCGCCGATCGACCCGCCGATGGCGGCGCCGGCCGCGCCGAGGACGAGCGTTGCCATGGTCGGGTCTCAGCGTTGCGGGAACAGGAAGGCGAAGGCGATGCGCCGCCGCCAGGATTGGGTGAGCGGTTCCTCGATCACGCCGAGCCGCTCGTAGGCGTGGAGGAAGCTGTCGGGCCCCGTGAGGATCCCGACATGCTTGGCAATGGCGCGGGGCTTCATGCGGAACAGCACCAGCGCGCCGGGACCGGCCGCCGCCGGTTCCACCTCGACCATCATGGCGCGCGCGCCCTCGGCCAGAACCTCGCGAGGGCCGGTCTCGCCCCAGTCGCGGCTGTATGGCGGGATCGGGAACGGCTCGGGGCCGACGACCTCGCGCCAGACGCCCCGGGCGAGCCCGAGGCAGTCGCATCCCACACCGCGCAGGCTCGCCTGGTCGTGATAGGGCGTGCCGAGCCAGGAGCGTGCGACAGCGACGATGCGCGCGGGGTCGGCTGATGCGAGAGGTTGCGTCACAGCACGCCCCCGTCGTGGCCGCCATCGCGCGAGGCGTAGCGTAGAATTGTGTCTTGCCCCGGAATGTGCGGGAAACCGCGGAAACTGGCGGTATTGGCGAACTTCGCGCCGCAGGTCTCGATCTGCTTGTCGCAGCCCGCGCGGATGGTGAAGGTGTCGCCCTCCGCGATCGCGCGCCCGTCTGCCCCCGCGCTCGAACCGGTGGCGCGCGGGGGCAGACCCTCAAGCAGGGTCAGCACGGCGACGCCGCCCGTCACGTCATGGCCCAGCACCTCGGCGCGCCGCCCCGCGTTCGCGCCGCTGGACCACTCGATCGTGCCGAAGGTGAACCAGCCGGAGGCGAAGCCCCCGAGCCCCGAGGCGGTGAAGGCACGGTCGCGCAGCAGATCGATCACTGCGCCCGTCCCCTTGAAAGCGGAAGCCTCGAGGTCGACGCCGCAGCACGCATCGCCGAGCGCAACATCGCAGGTCGCCTGGAAAGTCCGCCCGACTGTCTGGCCGAGCACATGCGCCAGCGAGCGAACCTCGGCGACGAAGGAGAGCCGCCCGCGTCGGATCTGACCGATGGCGCCGCGCCGCATCAGCACGCGCTGACCCGTGTCGGCCCAGTTCACCCGCCAGACCTCGACCTCGGCGTTGTCCCAGCGGCCGTCGAGGATGTCGGTCTCGGTAATTCGGTCCGAGGTCAGCACCCCCTCGGCGTCCTGCGCATCGACCGACAGGTCCGAGCCCGAGCGCACCTCGGAGGCGGTCAGGCCGCTCTCAGGCTCGAAGTCGGTGCCAATGAGGCTCAGCGTCCGGTCATGGTCGGTGAAGCCGAAGGTGACGCCATCGGCGCGCGTGATCCGCCAGCACCAGGCGAGCGTGGTCGTGCCCTCGTCGAGATGAGCCTGCAACGCGGGCGAGAGGGATTTCATCGGCAGGTTCCCGTCATGCGGTCGTCGAGATCGGCGATCCAGTCCGCCCATGCGGGCATGACCTCCGCGACCGTCTCGACCGGCGGTCGGGCGAGCCGCGCCTCGGCATAGGAGGCGCAGCCGGCGTCACCAGCGCCCATCGTTGCGGCGCAGCCGGTCAGCAGGATCGCCAGCGCCGCGGCCGTCACGAACCGCGTCGCGCCCGCGCTCGACGCGCCTGTTCTTGTCTTCCATGGCATCGCGTTCCGCCTCCCGTTTGCCCGCGTGCTCCCCTTCCGCGCGCCCCCAGACCCGGCCGAGAACGACACCTCCGACCGCGCCCAGAGCCGCGACCAGCCAGATCAGGAGATCAGCCATCGTCCCGCTCCCCGCGTGCGGCGGCGACGCAGAGGGCGACGATGAAGACGCCCAAGCTGCCGCCCACGATCATCCCAGCGAGGAACTCAAGCATCGCCGCGGAACCCGCGCTCGATCCGGTCGCGCAGGCCGATCAGGCCGATCCCGAGGAACATCAGCCCCGCGGGCGAGGCATCGCCGCTGCCGGCAAGCAGCGCGACGAGCCGGGACAGCTCCCCGAGCGGCCCGGTGGCGGGCAGCGCGAGCGACGCGATGCCGGTGAGCATGGCGAGCAGTCCCGCCCACCAGGTGAGCGAGTTGGGGCGAACGTAGCGCATGGGGATCAGGCCCTCCGGATCAGGTTGGAAAGATAAGCGACCAGCCGGGCGAGCCAGCCGGTCGGCGCGTAGGGCGCAGGATCGAGGACCGGTGGCCTCGGCAGCGGCGACGGCCCGCGAGCCAAGGCCAGAGCCTCATCCTCGCTCAGGCGACGGATCGGTCGCGAGAAGTCCACGCGCCCCGTGCGGTCCACGGACCAGACCGGGATCGTGCCGCCGGGATAGCGGCCATGGCGGAACAGGTCGCGCTCGGCTTCCCGCCGCGGAATGATCGACGCCGGTCGCCGCCAGTTCAGGAACGCGTTGGCGGCTGCAACGCGATTGCCGGCATTGAGGTGGCGGGTCAGCGCCGCCCGAGCGATGCCGCCGGTGTTGTAGTGGAAGCTGACCAACGCATCGAATTCATGCGGCGCCAGCGGCACCTTCACGGCGCGCAGGACGGCGGCCTCGTAAGCAGCCAGGTCGGCGCGGAAGACCCGAAACGCCTCGCGGATCCCAGCATCGAGATCGGCAGGCATGCCGCGCGGCATGGTGGCCGGATCGGGCGGTCCGGCCGCGGCCGTGTGGCCGATGCCGAAGGTCCAGACCTGTTTCACATCGAGATAGGGTCCGGGCACGATCCCCTCAAACCGGACGAGGGCCAGCAGGCCGCGATCGGACATTTTCCTGGCGGTCATCTGCATGGGATTACTCCATGATTGAGACGATCAGGATCAGCGCCGCGACGACGAGGCCGATGCGCAGGCGATGGGCGAAAGCCTGCCGGGGGTCGGCGGGGTCGCAGCGGAGAGAGCGCGCGAGGCGGAGAAGTTCATTCATCGCCGTCGCCTTCATTGGCGCGGCGCAGGCGGGCGAGCAGCATCTCGATGAAGGCCGGCCCGAAGACGCCGACGAGATAGGCGGCCGAGCCCGCCGCCCCGCCCGCCGGGATCGCCTCGGGCGGCAGGCCGAGCCAGGCGGTGATCACGGCCATCGAGAGGCTGCCCATCCCGGCGGCGATCAGACCGCCGAGCAGGATGTGCCGGAGCGCGTCGCGCAGGCGCATCTTCGTGGTCAGCGCATTCGTCGCGCCCCCGAGCGCGCCCCAGGCGGCGAGGATCACTGCAGTGGACGTGGCGAGTTCCTTCAGGACCGCAGCAATAAAGCGGGATTCATCGTTCATCGGCGCAGTTCCAGCAGCGGAATGGAGGTGATCGAGCCGAGCCGCTCGAGGTCGAGCGTCACGTCGAGCACGTCGGTGTCGAAGCGGACCGGCACGTCGAACTCGAAGCCCGCGGTGATGGCGACGCCAGCGCCCGGCGCGGAGCTGAAGCTGACGACACCAATGGTCGTGTCGACCGACCAACCGGAGGGCTGCTCAGCCCCGGCGAGCGCGATGCGCACACTGCCTGCCACCGGCTTAGCGATGGCGCGCGTCCAGGATTGCGCCCCCGAGGCGTAGCGCTTGACCAGTTGGAAGGCGGTCGTCGTGCCGTCGCCGGTGCCGATGGGCTGATCGCCAGGGGTGACCGGCTGCGATGGAAGGCCCGACCTGTAATCGCCCCAGTCCTTGAAGCGGAAGCCGTGCAGCCGCCCGTTCCGTGCCTCGAAGAACGCGACGACCGCCGCCAGGTCGTCGGCGCGGCGGATGCCGTAGGCGACATCGTAACGACGGCGCGAATTGGCCCAGCTGGCGTTGCGCTCCTCGTCGCCAGAGGCGAGCTCGACGATCTGGGTGCGCCGCTCCGGCCCGCCCCGCGCGCCGCGGCTGATATTGTCAGGGAACCGGACCTCGTGAAACGCCATCACATGCCCCTCCGCCCGAGCGCCACGGCGCGGGCGATGTCCGCCGCCACTTGCGTGCGGGACTGCCGGAAGCTCTCGGCGTCGCGGGCCATGATGGTGACGTTGACCCCGCCCGCGCCGTAGCTCTGCGCCTCTCGGCGCGACAGCACCCGCTCGCCGCGCTGCAGGATCGCGGGCACCTCGTCATGGCGGAGTCCGGCCATGCCGCCGGAGTACATCCGCGGCGCGGCGGCGAAGGCCATGGCGGGCACCATGCGCGAGGGCCCGGCCGATCCGACCATCCCGCCCGCATGCAGGACGTTGGCGAAGATCCCGCCCGCGCCGGAGAACACGCCCGAGAGCGCATTGGCGATCGGCCCCAGGATGAACCGCCGCGCTGCGAGCTGGGCGAGATCGGCCAGCAGCGAAGTGATGAGGTCGCGGAAGTTCAGTTTGCCAGTCTTCACGAACTGGCCAACCGCGTTCTCGGCCGACTGGAAGGCGCCGACGAGGCTCTGGCCGATGTCGCCGCCGATGTTGCGGGCCTTGGTGGCGTAGTCCGACAGCGCCGTTGTGACCGCCCGCCAACCGGTGACGGCGGCCTCGGTGTCGGGCTCCGCCGCAGCGGCAGCAGCCCCGGCCGCCACACCGGCACCCGTCGCGGCGCGTCCGGCATCGCCGAGCGCCGTCTCCAGCCGCTCGGCAGCGCCGGTGGCCTCGGCCAGTGCATCCGCGCTCGCCTCATCGGAGCCGCGCACGGCATCGCGCAGGGCCTGCCAGCTTTCGAGCGGCGCGCGAGCCCCTTCGGCCAGATCGCGTGCGGCGCCGCGATAGAGGTTCGCGGACTCGAGCGCCCTGTTCGCCGCCTCGGTCAGACCGAGATCGGGCGCGGTGAGCGGGTTGTCCTCGAAGGCCCGGTCGAACGCCGCCTGCGCCGCCGTCGTCGCGGCACTGGCCGCGCCCTCGAAGCGGTTCTCGATCTCGCCGAGGTCGAGGTCGGGCACCAGCGAGATGCGGCGCTCGGACCCGAGGGCTTCGAGTCCCTGATTGATGCCGCCGATGAAGCCGTTGATGCGCGAGACCACGCCGTTCAGCATCGCCTCCACGCCGTCGACCAGGCTGTTCGCTGCCTGGAACGCCAGATCGCCGATGGCGGCGGGCAGCAGACCCCAGATCGCCTTGATCGCCTCGTAGGCGCCCTCGAACGTGTTCGCCGCCGTGTTGCCAAAACCGACGACACTCTCGATGGCGCTCTGCATGCTGGACGCGGCATCGGCCTTCAGGTCGAAGAACATCGCCGTGGCGGCTGCGCCAGCCGCGGCAGCGCCCATCCTGATCCGCTCCCACACTTCGACCGCGAGGTCCTTCAGGAGCGACATGGCTTCGCCAAAGCCGCCCGCACCGGAGACGAGGCGGGTGAACTGATAAACGAGCTCCCCCGCGCCGACGATCAGCGCCCCGATGCCCGTGCGGATCAGCGCGCCGCGCAGGACGACGAGCGCTGTGGCGAGACCTCGGACGGAAAGGGCAGCAGCGGCCATTCCAGCCACCCAGCGGCCTGCGAGGAAGGCGGCGAAGGTCGCGGCATAGGTGTTCAGGCGACCGATGTTGTCGAAGAGACCGCGAATGGCGATGCCGAGCGGGCCGGTGCGGCTGGCGACCGCCGCCATCGCGTTGGCGACGGCTTCCAGTGCCGGGGCTGCGGCGACGGCCAGCTGGTTCGACAGCCCGCGCCAGATCAGCCCGAGCCGGGAGATCGCATCGTTCGTCCGCTCGATCTGGTCGGCATCCTGCTCGGAGACGACGACACCGAAGGCGAGAACATCCTCCGTCGCCTGGCGCAGCGTCGCGGTGTCGATCCGCGACATCGCGATGGAGCCTTCCTCGCCGAAGAGCTGGCCCGCAACAGCCGCGCGCTCGGCGGCGGGCACGAAGCTCTCGATGGCGGCGTTGATGGCGCCGACGCGCTGGTCCAGCGGCAGCGCGATCAGGTCGGTGGCGGAAAGCCCCAGCCGGTCCAGCGCATCGGCGGCGGGGCCGGTCCCGGCGGCCGCCTGGCTGAGACGGCGCGTCAGATCCTTGGTGGCCTGCTCGATGCCGGACATCGACACGCCCGCCAACTCGCCCGCGCGCTCCAGCGTCTGGATCGAGGCGACGGTGGTCCCGAGCGACTGCGCGAGCTTGGCCTGCGCATCGACGCTCGAGAGACCGGACCGGATCATCGCCACGCCCGCGGCGGCGGCAGCTGCCACGGCGGCGGCCGCCGCAACCCGCACCCGCCGAGAGAAAGCCGCGAGCCGAGCGTTGGCCGCCTCCATCTCGCGGCTGAGCCGCCCGAAGCCGCGCGATCCGGCTTCGCCGACGCCTTCCAGCTCGGCGCGCACCTGCCGTCCGCCCACGGCCGCGAGGCGGACGCTGACGCGTTTCTCGGCCATCGGTCAGACTCCTTGCTTTCGCCCCATGGGCGTCTTACGTTTTAGTCATCGATCAAGTGAGAGTATGACCATGCCCGAGACCGCGATCCTGTCCTCGAAATTCCAGATCTCGATCCCCAAGGCGATCCGCACCGCGCAGAACTGGGAGGCCGGGCTGACCTTCGCCTTCATCCCGAAGGGCACGGGCGTGTTGCTGGTGCCGGTGCCGAAGCGGGAGACGCTGAAAGGTCTCGCGCGCGGGGCCACCGCCACCGATTATCGCGACCGG